CTAACGTATTCCGAGGGGCCTCGCAGCCTCTCGAAGCGTCAATGGTTCGTATATACCGACCCGCAGATATCACGTCGACGGTTCACGTTTGACCTCCGCCCCGCGACGGCAAGTGTCAACAAAACAACGGGTGCTACTAAATGGTCTAAAAACGACTTCTACCTCGTCCTGCAGGATTACCTGACGGGAACTAACGCGGTAGCGGAAGTTAATACGATCAATATAACAGCCTCGCTGTCCGTCGGCATCACCGATGCCCAGATAAAGGATCTGCTGTATCGTGCAGTTGGTCTTCTGAGCAACGCGTCGATACTTGAGTCTCTCACCACGCAAAACACGTAGGTGATCTCATGCGAACCTCTACTAGGCGCAAGCCAAATTGGAGACAAGGGCGGGAGTCACAGCGTGGAAGGCCGGATGCCTCCACAGTGCCTCTCTTTACGCCGCTGCAGTTCAGTTCGACACTGCAACGGTATATTCAACAAGATATGGAGGAGATTGAATCTATCCTCCATCGTTCAGCGTTGCCCAGCAGAGTGCTGAACGGACGCTTGAGATACACTAAATCACAGGTTGCTAACCTGTTGAAGAAGCATACGTCCTCCTTAGGTAAAAAAGCCAATGAAGCCAGAAAGATCCGCACCTACGAGCAGTTTCTCGAGACTTGTAACTATGTCTCGTCTGTTAATAGACTGTGGCGATCTCCTGGTGAAGATGACTGTATGTTGGATTCTGATACGTGCCGTGTCCTCATCAGAGCTAGAGAGCTCCTTTGGGGAATCCTTGGAGAAGATCCTCGCGGTATTAGTAAAGATCCTAGTGAGTGGCGATCGGTAGTCATCCGGCCGCTACATGAGATAGATTTCGCGTGGGAAGACTTTTTCCTGGCGTGTCGCCACACCAGTGGTGCTTCCGTCGGGGTCCCTGCGAAGATATCTTGTCTCGAATCCAAGGTCAAACGGATGTCTGTTACCCTTGGTGCGTCACCCTTGTTACATGCGTACTTTTGCTTCGATCGTGAGGCTCGCACTCTTGCGACCCCGCATCTGCCTCGGTCTAGCCGTTTACCGGTTAACCTTGACGATCTCCGCGAGATGTACGTAGTACCTGGGGCAATTGCATTCACGGTGTCAAAAGACGTTGACATTGATCGGATTTGCTTTAAAGAAGCCACGGGTAACCAGTTCCTTCAGCAGGGACTGGGTCGTCTCGTGTCCGATTGTCTGCGTCTTGTTGGCATGGATATAGAAAAACTCCAGTTCATTCACCGGGACCTGGCTAGGCG